ACTTTTCACCGTGGCAGGCTATTCAACTAAAGATGGCAAGACCAAAGCTCGTTTTGCAACAGACATGACTCGTATCAAGACCTTGGTCAAGACCGGTCACACTGACATCCAGCTCTATGAGTTGGCCAAACCTGCGACCAAGGTCGAGTCCTTGGAGTTCTTGCATGCCAAGAATATCTCTGGCATGGCAGGCGTATCTATCGCCGAAGAACTTGCCAAGCGCACCAAGCGCAAAGTTGCCGACCTCATCAAGAACGGCAACCAAACCAAAGCAGCCTAAGCGGCGCCCGTGCCCACAGGGGGCAGGCAAATGCCCCCAATAAATTTTAAAGGAAGTTGCAATGTCTGAATCTTGTTACCGCGTTATCCGTAGCCTCGAAGAGCACCCAAGCCGACTGAATAAAGAAGCTATTGTTCTTGCAGAAGCTGAAGCAGGTAACGACACATTCTTTGCAGGCATGCGACTTGCTTATGACTCCATGATCACATTTGGAGTCAAAAAGGTTCCCAAGCACTCAGGTCCTGATGGTCAAGGCTTGCCTTGGACTGCCTTTGCAAAACTTGCAGATGATCTTGCAACTCGCCGGCTCACAGGTGATGCCGCTAAAAAAGCAATTGAGCTTTGCCTGTCAGTTGCAACACAAGCCGAGTGGAATGACTGGTACATGCGTATCCTAACCAAGGACATGCGAGCCGGCTTTACTGAAGGCACCGTCAATCGTGTAACTGAAAAGAAGTTCCCACAATATGCAATACCTGTTTTTAGTTGTCAGCTTGCACACGATAGCGCGAATCATGAGTCTAAGGTTGCTGGGCCTAAGCTCATTGAAGTCAAACTTGATGGTGCCCGAGTTATTACAGTGGTGCGTCCAGATGGTCGTGTTGATCAGTATAGCCGTAATGGCAAAGAGCTAGTGAACTTTCCGCATGTGAAAGCACAGTTGGCACAGATTGCTGGTCAGTTTACAGAGCCAATGGTGCTTGACGGCGAGATCATGTCAGGTACATTCCAAGACTTGATGAAGCAAATCCATCGTAAGTCAAGTGCTAAGGCCAACGATGCGGTGCTTAATTTGTTTGATGCTATTCCTCTTGTTCAGTTCGAAGCAGGTAAGAGTGCTACCACTCAAGAAGCTCGTAGCGAATGGCTGAAGACTTGGTTTGAGTCAAACGAAGCTGCATTGCCTAACGTTACTGTAGTAGCACAAGAACTGGTTGACTTGGATACTGACGCTGGCCAAAAGCGTTACCGAGAAATCAATGCACTAGCAATCGCCGGCGGATACGAAGGTATCATGCTTAAAGATCCTAACGCTGGTTATGTGAATAAGCGTACCGTTGCTTGGATGAAACTCAAGCCTTTTATTGAAGTTACCTTGAAAGCAGTTGCAGTTGAAGAAGGCACTGGCAAGAACGCGGGACGTATGGGTGCGGTGTTGTTTGAAGGTACAGACGATGGCAAGTTCATCCGCGTAAGCGTTGGCGGTGGTTGGAGCGACAAGGATCGTGATGACATTTGGCGCAGTCGTAACAGCGTTCCCGGACAACTTGGTGAAGTACGTGCAGATGCGCTCACACTAAATCAAGATAGTGATAATGTTTGGAGCATGCGATTCCCTCGCTTTAAAACCTGGCGCGGCTTTGTTGCAGGAGAAAAGTTGTGATTCTATTTGATAAAGAATACAGCGGCGAAAGCATTGTAGACATGGATCGCGATGTCAATGAGCTCTTCTCAGACTCGTTGATTGACGACTTTGATATTCCACAAGATGACAACGGTGTCATGCAAGGCAGCTTCCGTGTCACTGTAGATTGGGTTCTGGCCAAATGAAAAAGTAGAGGCAGCAGAATAATGACACCAAAAGAATATCTACAATCGTTGATTGAAGGAATGGAGATGGGCTCGTCTATCCCAGTTCAATTGTCTGAACTTAAATTTTTAATGGCACTGTTGGAGTCAAAATGAATGATGACCCAGCGTAAAAGAAATGGCTGCACTTTGGAACAAGTGCATGCAGTTTATTGAAGCCCAAAGTATTAATTGCCCCGAAACAATCTATCAAACAGATTGGGTAATTGAAAACGCATACGAGTTTATCGAAGAAGTATGTGACATTGTTGGATACAAAGAATACGAGGATGACGAATAATGAAACTTTATCTACTTTACTACGACATCGACTACGGTAATCGCGAAGCATGGAATACATTCTACACACCAGTAGAAGTTTTTGACAGTGCTGAAAAACGTCAGGCTCGCATTGACTTTATCAAACAACAAGTTGATGAAGACGGTGAGCCTGTTGAATACGAGTTTCATGAAGTTGATACTGTGCTGATGACTGATGCTTTGTCCCAGGAGTGGAAACAATGAGACTGATGCTGGGCACAGCTGAACGTCCAAGTTTGCTGGTCAACGTCGAGCAAGAATACAGTCCCACCCACTTTGACTTTTGGGTAGTAAATGGTGCTTGGGATGGCACGTACTACAATGGGTACGTCACTGTGCATCATCCCGATAACCCATACTCTAGTTTAGATAAGGTTGAAATACTTTGCGACAATCAAGACAGGTTGCGTAGTAGTGATTGGCCAGGTGGTTACCAAGAATTGTTCAATAACTTCCACGATGAGACTTATGTGGCGCCAAAATCCAAACCAGTCGAGCTACCCGCAAGCTGGGACGATGACATTGCTTTTTAAGGAACACCATGTCTTTTAAAATCGTTCCACGTTATGTTGATCACTTGTGGTATCCTATCTTGGTAAAGGCCGGTGGCGGGTACGTTATTCGTGAGTTGCAAGGTAAGAGCGTCAATGCGTGGAATGATCAGGTGAGACAACAGTACAAACAAGACACAAAGGACCACCCGCGGGGTTGGTGCATTTAAATGAGTTGCAATCATACAAGACGAACTGAACGTTGGGTCACTCAAGACTATTTCAGTGAAGAAATTGACGGAGAATGGCAATATGACACTGTTAGTACCACAGTAGATATTGACTTACACAGATATAAGTGTACAATGTGTAATGAAGTCATGTACTATTCAGGCCGTGCCCGACAGTACTACGAAGAAGGTGTCAAGTTTGATTGGATCGAAGGATTGAAAAAATGATTCTAATATGCGATGACTACAATGAAGTTTATGTTTGGGTTGATGACGAAGATCACGACCATGAACTAAGCCCGCACTTTGATTACGAAGAAGATGCTATTGCATGGCGAGAGCGTATCAAAAAAGAAGTGTCAAAATGACAAAGGCTCTGCGTCCTGGTGACTCACACTTTACAATTGTAGACAAGTTCACTGTGACTGCTAGGGCTGGGTTTGAAATCAGCAATAACTGTCCTGCTGAATACAAAAGCATTTTTGTAACTGCGATCAATGCAGGGTGGCTCAAGCCCATTGCTTATGTGACCGACGAAGAATACATGGTCATGAAACTTTCAACGTAACAAATACTATGAACGAACAAATTCAAAAACTTGCTCTACAGGCTGGTGCAGTCAATGTCTGGGAATGGGCATCAGACGATGTTCTTGATACAAAAAGCATGGATGCTGAAAAGTTCGCCGAGTTGATTGTGAGAGAATGTATTAGTGCGTTGGATGATGCTGACGGATCCGTACATCACAGTGAATGTCTATTAGAACATTTCGGAGTTGAATCGTGATAACAGATCTGCGTGGATTTACTTTCACCTTGGGTTGCACTGTGGCCCGCCCTGTGTTGTTTGGCAACAGTCCCCAGATTGAACTTTGCAAAGTAACACGCATTGACAGCGGTAAGCTATATTTAGACGATAGCAAGGTTGCTATTAAATTTCCGCGAAGGCTGTTGATTATTGAACACGATCCCTTGATCAAACTCATGGACGATCATGCACAGGAACTCAAACATGATCAGCTTTAATTTTGACTTCTCTCCATTGGCACGAGAGTTTAAAAACTTGTGGTGTCGAAGTTGGGCTACCCCTTTCAAGAACAAGTTCATTGAGTTAGAGTTGCATACAACTGAAGCCTTGGTTGGCTTTAACTTTCTATGGACCACACGTCGAGATCATGCGGGAGTAGATGTTCAACTGTCCTTGTTTGGTCTATGCGCTCACTTTAACTTTTACGATAATCGACATTGGAACTATGAAATTGGTGCATATCAGTAACTGGCTTATTAACAGAGCTCAGACCTTATTCTGTTCAATGAAGACTTGAAATTTAACTGTTAATAAATAACTGCATGAAAAAAATATTAATTTTAATTGCAGCTCTGGTTGCGTCTGCAGGCGGTCATGCACAAAAGAAGTCACCGGAAATGAAGTTATACGACTTTACTATTACTCGCGTAATCGATGGTGACACAGTAGAGTTCAGAGCCCCATTTTTGCCTGCTCCTCTTAAACCTAAGATGGCAGTTCGTGTATATGGGGTCGACACGCCAGAAAAAGGATTCAGAGCCAAATGTGAATCAGAAGCCAAACGTGGAGCCGACGCAACAGCGTTTGCCAAACAAGTAATCACAGAAAGTAAAACAGCACGAGTTGCAATCATTGACTGGGACAAATATGGTGGTCGTGTGCTGGGAGACGTTATTTTAGACAACAATGTTAGCCTGCGTGGATTGCTGATTCAAAATGGCTTTGCCCGCGAATACTACGGTGAAGCCAAACAAAGTTGGTGCGAATAATTGCAGTTACACTAGTGTTAACTGGTTTGATGTAGCTTGAAAATTACAATTACCCTATTACGGTACCGCTAGATAGAGCACATTGGTTGCTCTATTTTCTTGACTTGTTATAAGTATTTTGCTACAATAACTAGATGAAAGTTATCAATGTTATTGCGGGGCCCGGAACAGGCAAAAGCACACTAGCGTCAGGCTTATATCATGAAGCCAAGCGTCGAGGGTGGAATGTGGAATTGGTCACTGAGGTGGCCAAGGACCTGGTCTGGGAAGGCAGACATTGTGCGCTGAGTAATCAGGCCTATGTGTTTGGACGGCAAGTTCAACGTATACACAGGCTAGAGGGACAGGTTGATTTTGTAATCACTGACAGTCCATTTTTATTGAGTGCTATCTATGCTCCAGTAGACTACCCGTCTGAATGGGAAAAGGTAGTAGTAGAACTTTGGAAACGTTACGACAATCACGTGGCATTTTTAGAGAGGGGCCCGTGGTTTGATGATTGCGGGCGCGTACATAATCTCCAGGAGAGCTTGGAGATCGATCAACGGATCGCAGTGCTTTTGAACAAGCATAACATAGCCCATACTCAGGTTAGTTATGGATATCAAAGTCCAGGTGAAGTTTTGGATGCCATAATGGCATCTGGAATGTGACTGAAAGTGATCCCAATGAAAGGAGGACTTATGGAAAAGTCAATTAAAGTTTTATGCTATTTCTTGGCAATAGTAGCTGCGGTGTTGTTGGTGTCACACTTGACAGCGGCCAAGTTTCAAGCATTGGAGCAACAGCATGGTTTATACAACAACGATGTTGTTTCAATTCACACTAGAGAAAAGCAGTTAGAATGTCTTGCGCTCAATATTTACAGAGAAGCAGGGCACGAGTCGTTTGAAGGCAAAGTGGCAGTGGCACAAGTCACCATGAACAGAGTTGCTGCTGGCAATTTTGGCGCAGACGTATGCGGCGTAGTGTATCAAAAGAATGTGGTAATGGACCGAGTCATTTGCCAATTCAGTTGGGCCTGCGACAGCGTACACCGAAACAGGCCCATCAACAAAGCTGCTTATACTGAAAGTTACGAAGTGGCCAAAAAAGTTCTGCTAGAAGGATTTAGATTAAATATCCTCAATGACGCACTGTTTTATCATGCCGAGTATATTAACCCTAGATGGGCATTGGACCGTGTAGGACAAATAGGACAACACATTTTTTACAAACAAAAGGAAGCCAAGCCATGATCGACCTTAATCAAGTCAAAACATTTGTTCAAACTAAAATCTCTACCATTTCAGCAGAAACGTTTGGGTGGTTATCAGTTATTATTCTGCACAGTGCTACCATTCCCAGCCTGCTGGCAGTGATGGCAGGCCTCACTGACAAGCTGCCCGGAGTAGATCTGGTGCTGTTAGTGTGGACTGGCCTGACGCTATTGTTTGTAAAAGCTACCATACAAAAAGACATGCTGAACATTGTCACAATTGGTCTTGGCTTTATTATTCAAGCAGTATTGTTGGCATTGATCTTCTTTAAATAACCAGTCAATATAATTTTGCTACATACATAGAGTGCAAATTATTTTATACCAAAGAAAGAACAAATGAGAAGATTATATCCAGCCAGGCTACTAGAAGTACGAGGTACAGATACCTTAGAAGTAGAACTAGACCTTGGCTTTAATGTGTACAGTCGCCAAAAGATTCGACTATTTGGCGTATCGTCATGCGGCAAAGACAGCGAAGTAAAAGTGGTGCTAACAGAACTTTGTCGAGATGGTTTCATTGTTGAGCCTATTATTACCAAACGTGCCAAACTTGGTCGAGTACTTGGCTGGGCTTATCTCTCAAATGATCTGGGTGATCCCAGTCTCAATATCAATGAAGCATTAGTCGACCAAGAGCTGGCTACCAGTTTTCAAGTACACGATGAGGACGAGGACGAATAATGTACGAAGCAGGGTTAACAGCTAGAAAAATAGCTGAGTTTGATACTGCTATCTTTGACCAGTATCGTGCATGGGAAGCTGCTTTTGATTGGGATCCAATCGATCAGCCAAATCGATACATTCGCGGCGATGGAACACATTTAATATACTTGCCAGTGAATCTGCAACGAAGTCGCGGTTTTGCTCCGCTGATGCGTGGCTATCCACGAGATATTTGGGAACTTTGGGAAAATATTTTAAAGCCACAATGTGAATATATTGCCAGCCTGACAGGCATTGCGGACCCTGTTATTGTGCAAGCAGATATTGCAAGAATGAAACCTGTAACAGGAGATACTGTACTACACACAGATACTCGCTACAATCAACGTTATGCTCGTCGATACAATATTGCCATAAGCACTAATACTGATTGCTGGCTTTATCACCACAGCTATGATTTAAATACAGGTGGTAAGCGTGACCATATTGATGAAGGCGAAGTGTGGGAATTGAATAATAAAATTGTGCATACCGCAGTAAATTATGGCATGACCTGGCGCACACATTTGGTCATTGATGTGATGCCAAAACATTATTACGAACGCATGTGCGAACTTTATAATCCCTACGCCAAAGTGCCAAACCCACTGTCAAAGAATACAACCTACGATTATGACATTGAAGGTAATTTAATACACGAGCCACTATTTGAAGATTTACCACACTGCTTCCCAGCAAGGACACACGTATAATGAAATTTACAAACACAGACAAAATAATTGCTTATCTGGCACTGATAAGTGGACTAAGCATTAGTGCAGTCGCAGTTTATTATTCCGTGGCAGGATTGGTATCAATCTTTTCTGCCGCAATTGTGCCCATTGTGGTCATGGGCGTGGCACTGGAAGTCAGCAAACTGATTGCCACACTGTGGCTCAAGCTAAACTGGAACCGTGCTCCGATTTTTATTAAAGCATACATGACCATTGCAGTTGGTATCTTGATGATTATCACTTCTATGGGTATCTTTGGTTTCTTGAGCAAAGCACACTCGGACCAAAGCCTGGTAAGTGGTGATGTGCAATCTAAAATTGCAGTGTACGATGAAAAAATTAAAGTAGCAAAGGATAACATAGATGCTAATCGCCGAGCACTCAAACAAATGGATGAGGCTGTGGACCAAGTTATGGGTCGAAGTCAAGACGAAAAAGGTGCAGACAAAGCAGTTGCGATCCGTAAAGGGCAGGCCAAAGAACGCGCTAGATTACTTTCTGACATTGCCACCGAACAGAAAACAATTACCAAACTTAGTGAAGAACGGGCACCCATCGCCGCTGAAGTACGTAAGGTGGAAGCAGAAGTTGGTCCGATAAAATACATTGCTGCCTTTGTATACGGAGACAATCCTGATGCCAACGTACTAGAAAAAGCAGTGACCTGGGTTATCATTATCATTGTGAGTGTATTTGACCCGCTTGCAGTTATCTTGCTGTTAGCAAGTCAATACAGTTTCCAATGGTTCCGCAAGCAAGATGAGGAGGGCCGCAGCCCGTTAAGCTCAAGCGAAAGTTTGCCAGCCACTGTCGCACCACCTGTGCCAGAGGAAGAAAAGGTTGTATGGGAAGGCATTGACCACAGTCGACTTTCGTCAGACTCTGACGAAGAAGTTGACGAAGAACCCAAGTACGAAATCTACGCTGGTAATCCTGACGACTTTAAAGATCCTTGGACTGAACAAGAAAAAGCAGACTTAGTCAAAGCAATGGAAACATTCCTTGATAACAACAAGGAACAATCAAATGCAGTACCCGAAGAAGAGCTTGAATTCTTAGCAGAATTTACTGACAAGTATCCTGCGTCAGACACTGACATTGAGGAATTATCTACAGCCAAAGATGAAGCCCGTGGTAAAGTAGTTGAAGAAGCGGTTACAATCACCGACGAGCCAGTATTCAAAGAAGCAGTAGAAGCAGGCATTTACAACCAAGACGGTACATTGGTACAACCTGTCGAGACAGAAATCTTAGCCATTGGTATTGACGAAGTTGAACGCCCAGGTGATTACATTACACCTCCTGGAGACTTTGCCCCACCTGGTACACCAGGTGAGCAATGGGCTGTTACATCCGAGCCAGTTAAATCCGAGCAACAAGCCGACAGCAACTTGGATAAAATATATAAAGCAAGTTCTGAAGAATTAGCCAAGAAGCATCGCAGCCGTGGATGGTTCCATGCTGTGTTTCCAAAAAAAGACAACCAATAAGGACTTAAATTGATCGATTCAAATGTTTACATCGTTAGTCCGCCAACACTATACCTTCCCGGTGGCGGACTGTCATTTTGCTTGATCAGCAATGACGAAAAGTGGCAAACTAATATCATTGAACTGTTTGAAAAAGAGTTGCAAAATCAACTCACGTTCTTTGCGACCGAAACTTCGATTCGAGACCCCAAGGCCTGGGTATGGTATTGGCACGTTGCTGGCAATTGTTCAATGATTGTGGTTGATGCAACTTCTTGTACTGAACATGAGATTCGTATGGCGCTGGCAATGTGCAAGCTAGATATGCCAGTCATCTTTCATGTCAAACCAGGCAATGACGAGTTTGTTGCATTGCTTAATGCAATTCAAATTCCCAGCTTTACAGACATTTCAGAACTAATAACACTAATGGAGACAGCTCTTGCCAGATAACGCAAACTTGACTTGCAGTTTTTGCAACAAACACAGAGATACAGTTAAGGCACTTATTGCAGGCGACAGCGCTTATATTTGCGATGAATGCATTCAGCTATGCGTATCAGCACTGGGCAAAGATGAAACAACAGAATCTGCTAACATTGATGCTGGAGCAACACCTTTGGAAATTAAAAGCTACCTTGATCGTTATGTAATTGGGCAAGACTTGGCCAAGCGTAGCCTTAGTGTAGCAGTTCGCAATCACTATAAGCGGCTGAGTCAAACCAACGACTTAATTAAAAAGAGCAATGTGCTGCTGATTGGTCCCACAGGCTCTGGCAAGACATTATTGGCCAAAAAACTTGCTGAACGTCTTAATGTTCCGTTTGCAATGGCCGACGCTACTACACTAACCGAATCGGGTTATGTGGGTGATGATGTAGAAAGTGTTATCCACAGACTGTTACAGGCCGCAGACGGTGATATCAAACGTGCCGAAACAGGTATTATCTACATTGACGAAATTGACAAAAAAGGCCGCAAAAGCGAAAGCTCCAGTATTACCCGTGACGTGTCAGGCGAAGGGGTGCAGCAAGCACTGTTAAAACTGATTGAAGGCACTGAATGCCGTGTGCCACAAAACGGTGGTCGTAAGCATCCAAGTCAGGCAACCAATACAGTAAATACCAAAAACATTTTGTTTATTCTTGGTGGCGCGTTTGTGGGCTTAGACGAACAAGTTAAAAAGCGCATGACTGGTGGCACTCGGATTGGGTTTGGCGCAGAAGTAGGCGCAGCAGAAATTCGTGTTGACCACTGGTTGAATAACGTAGAACCCGAAGACTTTGTTAAGTTTGGAATGATTCCTGAGTTCATGGGTCGTATTCCAGTTATTGCTGCATTAGATACACTGGGCGCGGAAGATTTGGTACGCATTATGTGTGACCCCGACGACAGTATTGAACGTGAATACCAAGCTATCTTTCAAATGGACAGTGTAGAATTAGAGTTTACACCGGAATCAAGGATGGCCATTGCTCAATTAAGCATAACTAAAAAGACCGGTGCGCGTGGCCTAAGAAACATTATTGAACAAATTTTATTAAATATCCAGTTTAATCTACCGGAAATGAGCCGCGAAGGATTAAGTAAAGTTGTAATTACTCAGCAGGCTGTGGAAGACCACAATCCGGTTAAGATATTTAAAAATAAAGAAGCAACAGTTTAAGAAAGAACACAATGAAAACAAAAGGAACAACAGTCACAGTCCGCGATGGCAACGTAGATAAAGCACTTCGTAAATTTAAAAAGAAGATTCAAGAAAGTGGAAAGCTAGAAGAACTTCGTGAACGTGAATCATACCAAAAGCCAACTACAACTCGACGACTGGCAAAGAACAAGGCAGTTCGTCGATATCAAAAACAAGTGGAATCAGACGAATTAGCAGGCAAACGTGCGCCCCGCGAAGGCAAACTTCGCCGTATGTACTAAAATAACTCTTGACTTTTAGATAAGAAATAAATATAATTGTGTATGTTAGTGCCAAGAGGGCTAACGTACAATGTGATGCCAATAGGATCACAATTTTAGACTCGCTATAAGGAGACTATATTATGTCTAATAATCTACAGCCGTATCATAGATTTGGTATTGGGTTCGACCATTTGTTCAACGAATTGGATCGACTAATGCAAGTCGGTACCCCAAGCAACGGCGGATATCCCCCTTTCAACCTGGAGAAACTTGCGGAAAGCAATTATCGCATTACTCTCGCGGTTGCAGGCTTTACTGATAAAGATATCGAAATCACACAACAAGAAAATGCACTTATTGTAACTGGTCAAAAGACTGAAGAAGATACTGCAAACTACTTGCATCGTGGAATTGCAACTCGCAACTTCAAACGTGAGTTTGTATTAGGTGATCGAATTGAGATTAAAACAGCCGCTCTCAAAGACGGTATGTTGGTAATTGATCTTACCGAGATTGTACCCGATGAAGCCAAGCCCAAACGTATTCCCCTAATCAAGGAATAATCAAAGCGCTAAGGCAATCGCAATCGGTTGCCTTAGCTAAATATCATTGTCAACAAATTGGATACAAACATGTCGAATACAGCAATTCAAACAATTACTAAAACAGAAAACATCACCAGTGCCAAAGAGCCCGAACGTTATCGTGTTGTTATCTTGAATGACAACTCTACACCAATGGAATTTGTTATTGAGTTGCTTAAATTGATCTTTCACCACAGTCAAGACGCTGCCGTACAAATTATGATGCAAGTTCATACCAATGGTAAAGGTACAGCAGGTGTGTACTCGTATGAAGTAGCAGAACAAAAGGCCATGGAGTCTACACAAATCGCCCGTACAAACGGCCACCCATTGGGAGTTTCTGTTGAACTCAATGGATAAAGACGATATTGAGAATCTAATCATAGTAGATCTCGATGATACTTGTTTAGATACTCTATCGGGCTTTATTAAATGGCTTGGCAAGCATAATAGACTGAGCACAGCAGCCGCAAACCCTATAACATCAAGAAGCCTATTAGGCGATTGGCTAGGTATCTCAGATGATTTGGCCACGCATTGGATGCGTGACTTTTGTGAGCGCTCCTGGGAATGGGGCGCTCTTTATCCTGTTAAACAAGCACAGCAAATTATTCCAGAATTATATCTCAATGACTGGAACTTTATTGCAATCAGCCGTGGCGCAAGTACAATAGACCGTGGCACATTGCGTCGAGCAAACTTAGAACTTATTTTTCCAGGCATGTTCGAAGAGGTATACGCTATGCCAATGGGTGCAAACGTATATCCGCTGATCAAAGACTATTCGCCAGCTATCTGCATCACCGCTGATATCCCAGTTGCAGTAGCAAGCGCTCAGGCCGGCCACATCACATATCTATTAGATCAGCCTTGGAACAGGGACTACAACAATTTATCAGTGAGACGGTTTAATACCTGGGAAGAAATTGCACACGCACTGGATAATCTACAGAAAAGTCTAGCATAACTATTGTTATGCAATCAATCAATCAACGCAGAGTACTTTGGGCAGAGGTAAACCCAAACACATTACGTTTAACTGGTAAAACACAGTTGATACCAGTCAACTCCGACAATACACCAAACCCCAGTCACTGGACAACACTTGACACTTCGATAGCAGTTATGTTATCAAATGGCACAAAGCAGTTTGAAGAATATGCATTTATCAATGGGCGCGTATTAGAAGTTCCTCCTGAATTAGATCTGGCTTTTCTAACACATATTAGTCCCACGGCGTGGCCAGAGATTGCAGCCATTGATCATGCATGGACCAGTGTACCTTGGCTACCGCTGGACGTTCCGCGTATTGAGCCAGACGATTGGGATTTGTTTTGGCGGCTGTGGAATGAAAAGAACGCTGACATTACTCGAGCCAATCCACAAGAAAGTCAATACTGGAAGGGTCTGTGTTGTTGGTTAAATCCCTCTATTGATCACACCAAGTTCAATTACTCTAACACAGTAGTCGATGATTGGAGCAGGCACTTTCCTCGAATGTTTGAGCAAATTCGAACCTGCTTACCATTCTTTAGTTTAGAAAAAATTGTGCTGTGGTCCAACGTCAATACTGTCAATCCGCACTTTGATCCAGATGCAGTTATCTATCCTTGGCCCGACAGCTTGCGTATCATGTTGTGGGACACCAATGATCAGCCAACATTTTATGTCAACAAGTGGCCTGCACGAAGTGAAGAATTTAACCCAGCACCGGTTACCGTTCGCACAGGTGGCAAAGGGTATGGAATTAAATCAGACCGGGTGCCGCGCCATAAACGCATGTATGTAAACTTGCCTGCTGACACCAATACCTTTGTGTTTAACAATGGCGCGTTCCTGCATGGTGCCGACTTGGCCAAGCCAAAGATTATTATGGCAGTCAAAGGTCGTCCCGACATTTACAAATGGCTCAGTGCATTAGAAGCCAGCTACAACAAGTACAAGGATATCGTAACCAAATGTTAACATTTAATCGTAATACACTACCCGGTGATGAGCCAATTTCAAGCGTACTAGATAGAAAATTTCCGTTTAAAAACAGCAGTTGTAAAAGTATAAACCAATCTCCATTGGTCAAATTGGCAATGCCCAACGTCGACATAAATCAATTACTTGCTGCCACTTACAAGGCAATGGAAATATACGGCCAATGGAATTACAGGCTTGGCAAGACAGCTACCGAAAAACTCAGATTAGATGCAGGGTACGGTGGCATTGGCCTTACATATAATCCAACACATCACGATTTAAATGAATTTGACATACACCAACAAGTACAAGGCAATGCCAAACCTGCCGCAGGGACAAATAACCCATTTAGTGTTTTAGACGCAAACACTCGCAGAATTTTTTCTAAGAGAAATTCACACTATGACACCTATGCGTTAAGCTATCGTACTCCAGCAAGCCGCATTGGCTATCTGGGCGAATTCTTAGACTCTTGTAAACGCACAATGGTGCGGTCAGCAGTTCGTATCATTTATGCAGATCAAGAAGGACCAGTGGGAGATGGCAAATATGCCGGCGTAACATGGCACAGAGATGAAAGCATGTTTGAAAATCTACGTGTCAACATCCCACTTTTAACAGATCCAATTTTTCTACTAGAACAAGAAGGATATTCGCCTGAACATTTAGAATCAGGTTATGCATATAGTTGGGACACTCATGTATTGCACAGAGCGTATGCAACAGAAAAAACGCCCAAGCATAGAATACATTTAATGCTGGGATTCAGCTGCTGGTGGGATTTTGATGAAGCAACTGGTGCCTGGAGTCAAAATGAATTTTTTGGAAAAAAGCATCCCAAAGACATGTTAATTGATGGTGATGTAATTCCTGGAGTACAGTTAACATAGTACTTTATGTACTGTTGAACTGGTAGTTTATTGCATCCTTCTAAGCAATAAGTATATTACTTGCCAGAGTGCTGCACAGGAGTTGAACTATGCCTCAAAAAAAGGACATAACCAAAACCAAGTTGTTTAGAATGGTACAAAGTTTTGACGAACATGACGCTAAATTTTGTCCTACAGTAGCAGACTGTAGAGAAGCGTTTAGAAACATCAATCGCAGTGTTTTCAACAACGAACTCAAAATGCCCAGTTTTAGATTGGTCTATACCAAAGATTTTTGGGGTGAATGCATAGGAGTCGCAGATGACACTACTCAAGTTCGAATGAAAATCAACAAAAGTTTTCTAAGCAAGCGACTATTCATCAATACTATTGCTCACGAAATGGTACACCAATGGGAATGGTTAACAAACGAAAACATGACACACGGTCCACAGTTTTTTTTATGGCGTGACCAGTTGGCCCAGTATAACATTACCCTTAGCAGAAGTTATAGAATAAAACACTATCGCTTAGACAAAGCATAATTTAGTATTAAATTAGCATGACACTGACAATTTAGCAAAAATACAACACAAAAACGGTTGACATTCTGGTCCAAGTGCGCTATAATAACACATACACAGCAAGCATCCGATGACAGTTGGGTAACTAATCCGGACAGGATGGGCGGGTGTTATGCGGAAGACGAACTGAGAAACGAAGGTTGGAAATGAACGAACGAATTAAAGAACTTGCTGAACAGGCTGGCGATTATGCTGACACATATGATGATGCTAATGGACCATTTTGGTTTCAAATGTATAACGAAAAGTTCGCCGAGTTGATTGTAGCAGACTGTATTGCACTTGCTGACAAATATGCCGCAGGTGGCGCAGGGTCCGAGTTTGATGTAGGATATATCTCTTGTGCAGAAACATTGTCACAGGAAATGAAACAACAGTTTGGAGTTAAAGAATGAACAAGTTTGCTGACGAATTGGACGCACGAATTAATGAACTTTGGGAAGAATGCAAGACTCCTGAATGGACTCAAGACAGACCTACCTACGATCATCGGTTGTTCGCTAACATGATAGTTCAGGAATGTATTCTTGTTATTGAAGAAGAAGCAGAACACATTCATGCCGAAGGAACGATTGAAGCAATCGTTAATTTGGAAAAACATTTTGGAGTTGACTGATGAACAAACGAATTTTTGAACTTGCTAAACAGGCTGACCTTATTCAATGGGACACACTTTCTTCCGGCGCTAAAACACCCGATCATGAAAGTGTAGTTAAAGCGCGAAAGTTCGCCGAGTTGATTATCCAGGAATGTATGGAACTTACTAAACAATGTTCTACAGGTAAAGGCTTATATGATTTGTTTGCCGATGAAATAATTGCAGAGCATTTTGGAGTTGAAGAATGAACGAACGAATTCGAGAACTTATCAAACAAATGGATCAAGCAGGTCTTCCATATGGCGATAACGCAATGACCGTCACAGACAAAGACTTGGAATATTTCGCCGAGTTGATTGTGCGAGAATGTTTAGAAGTATTGCGGTTAGTACCGTATGACACTGACAGGGAATTTGGTGATGAAGTTATCTATCAGGATGCAGTTAAGAAACATTTTGGAGTTGAAGTTGAACGAGGTGAACGAGTCGTTATTCCCGTTAGCATGGAGCATGCTGAGTTTATGATAAAGGTAGCACAGGATTATATTGACCAACACCATCAACAAATGGTTGACACACTAACAACAGGTAAATGAACATGAACTTATTCAAAAGAGGTATAGATGCACTGCGTCAACCAGACCGTAATCCCAGATGCTATGAAATGACCGAAGATGAACGCTTGGCCAAATTGCGTGAGTGGAACAACCGTAATGTTTGGAACACACCCGAGCTATCAGAATCTGACAAAGTAAACCATTACAACGGAGCATGACATGAACTGGACAGCAGGTCTTGTTGCTATGTTTTTGTTATGGGTTCCTTGTATCGCCATTGCAATTTGGATGCACAGAGCCAATGCAAAAATTGATCAAGAGTACAAAGAGCGCATGGAAGAAATCCGCAAACGATTTGGAGTTGAACTATGAAAACTATCTTTGCATGTGCCGGTGCCTTTGTGCTAGCCCTAAGTATATTAGGAGCACTTGGTGTTGGCAACTTTGTATTGATGTACAGTCCTGATAAAATTGCATGTACCAAAGGCACACAATGATTTACATCTTGGTGATTTGGACCGTGGTTGGCGCTGGCGGCTATGGCAAGAATGCCGATCTGGCCAGATACGATTGGCGACCCTTAGGAGAGTTTCACCTAGAAGAAGGACGCCTTGGCAAGAAGTCAGCACGAGAAATGTGTGAAGACGCTGCTCGTCAGCTGGGATTGAAAACTAAAAACTACCGTTGCGTTCGAAGCAAATGAATATGACAACTGTACCAGAAGTTCCCGAAGAAGTACGCAATAAGAAAATTCCAATTGCCAAAGCATGGGCATTGGTAGCTTATGCCGATCGCGTCAACGGCGGTGAGTATGTGAAGTTTCCCGAGTTTGATGCTGAGACTGGCAATGTTAAACGCAAGCCCAATCGCGAACTAATTTCAGACCAGCTGGTTATAGGTTTTCGTAATGTAACTGATGAAGATGTTGCACACGGACAGAAGTTAGCTGACCATTTTCAAGGACTAGTGTTTGATGCACTCAGTGGCAAGGCCAATGACTTTGATCAAAAGATTATCAACTTGATCACCGAATCAGAAGTACATGAAAAATTAGGTCTGGCATACATGGCCTGCTTGTGTGCTCGTTATCGCAAAGAGATTGTCAAGGAGTTTCGTCAAGAACAAATGTTCCGGCTAGGACACAGCAGTATCCATCAAGGCTCAATAGGCCAACACCTGCGGTTAGAAGTAGCTGTGCTGTCCAAGTTTGAAGGTCGAGCGTTCCCGGGTTCAGTAGTTCGTGCAACAGATGGCTCTAACTTGTACTTTTGGTCTTCAAGTCAAACCATTGACATGTGGCCTGACACACCCGAACAGTTTCCCATCGTAGGTGTAGTAAAAGCACACGGAACAGATCGAGATGGCAACCAAGAAACTCGACTGACACGAGTCAAGATTGTAATGTAAATCCCGCCGATTGCGGGTTTTTGACTAACTATCTTACGCTTGTGCCAGTGCTGCGTAACCAGGTGTCAGTATGAGTGCAGCAACAGGCCTTGGCAAGGACTTTACTGCGGAGTAGTTGATAAAATAAATAAAGCATGCAAACAAAAAACATCTACGATTCATGGGGCACAGAGTTTACAGACATAAGTGATCTCTTTCAGCAAGACACGCAAGAATTGCGTAAGCTATTATATGATCGTAAGATGTTGGTATTTCACGCACCAGATTGGACCAAATTAGAGTACTGGAATTTTTTAGCATTATGGGGTACACCATGGGAGCGTCAAGCATACATTTCCAGTACTGAGCGTTGGGAGTTGATTCCAGCCGAGGATGGCCAATTGCGCTATATAACTTCCATGAGCAACAAGTTGTCCAAGCGATTACAAGACTTTAAAATGCCGTGGCATGCAGACATTGCCAATCGTGTAGACGGAGGCATACAGTTCCCGCATCGTTGTATCTATATGAAAACAGTTCCTAATCCCTTGGCTGGTTACACTTACTGGCTGGACATGGAATTGGCTTACCCAGAAGTTCATCCCAAGTTGCGAGAACGTTGGGAAAAGCGCACAGTGGTTCAGCAGAACTGGCACCATCCAGGCCACAACCTAATTGAATGGTCCAGTATGAAACAGCATCCGATTACCAAACGCTGGAGTCCCAGATGCAATTATCACGGCATTGCCGACAGCTGGATCTTGGACACCAAAGACTCAGCAGGCAACAGCATGGGCACTGGTATTGTTGAAGAACTAATGGAAGCCATGGCCGAAGTCGCAGGTTGCACATACGAACAACGTTGGGAACCAAACGACATTGTACTGTACGATAACTGGCCTTTTGTACATAGAAGAACCGCCCCTGACCTCAAACCAGGCCAAGAGCGGTTAATGTGGAGAGCCAACGTTGATCACGACATCAGCTTGGCTGATAGCTTTTAAGCGTCCAGCTCAACATCCCAATACAAGTAGTCTCTCCAGGAGTCATGCAAGTTGGCATGGGTGCGTGGTAGCTTTCGGCCACGTGCATACAAGTCCCAAGCTGTTGGTGCAACTACCTTTTTCAATGGAAACATCTTTGCTTCAGCAGGCAACATTGAACCTTTGCGATGGTTACATGGGCTACATGCTGCAACAACGTTGGTCCAGGAGCTAACACCGCCGTGAGCACGCGGAATAACGTGGTCGAATGTCAAGTGACGTGCTTCAAAGTGACCAGCACAATATTGGCAAGTGAACTCGTCACGTAGGTATACATTGTAACGGCTAAATGTTGGAGCAGCTTCGCGCTTGACGTAGTCCTTTAAGGCCACTACACTGGGCAAGCGCCAGGCGCGGTCTGCGCTGTGAACATCAACATCATATTCGGCTACTACACTCACACGATCTGAAAAGACAGCCTTGATGGCATCCTGCCAAGAGATTGTGCTCAATGGAAACATGCTAAACGGCTGAAAGTCGGCGTTAAGTAATAGTGCTGGGTATTGGTTGTCCTGGATCATATTTGAGTCTTTAAAACAATACTTATCTAAGTCTATATTGTAAACTAAGTTAAGCCAAAAAACAAGAGCAAAATGATAAAAGTTAGTACCAAATTAGCCACTTGACAAAGTTCAAAAAGTGTGCTACACTATGTTTACTATCTTAAAATGCCGGAGATGTTATGTTAAGAATGAGCTTGCGCCAGCGACCATGGACACTGTTTGATCCTGCAGATAAAAATCACAGAGCATACTTTACAAAGTTCTTGCAAACTCGCTCCTGGCAACACTGCCCAGTTCAATGGATAATTGGTGATGATAGCCAAGATGTAGTGCATCATATTAGTAAAGTTTTGCTTGAGCATTATGCTGCCAAAGAATTTAGCCCAAAAAAGCGCAAAACTGTTGCAAAAAAGCCACAATCTACCCGTAAAAAAGTGCCGAAAAACGGTTGACCATAGACCAAATAAACTGTATAATAAACGCATAAACACAAAGGATCAGCATGAAACGTAATGCACTAACTGTAGCAGTACTCGTAGCTTTATATGGCACAGCTTATGCACAGTCACGAGCCCTAAACTATGAAGCAAAAGAAACTGCCACAGTACTCACAGTAGGCGGTGTTACCAATGCATGGGCGCGTGGCATCACAGGCAAAGGTGCAACAATTGCCATCATTGACCAAGGCTTTGACCTTACACAAAAGGACTTTGTCTTTGCTGACGGCACTTCTAAAATTGCCGGCTACAAAAACTTTTATCCCAGCAAGTCCAAAGACTGGGGCTATCACGGCACCATGATGGCTGGCATTGCGGCTGCTTCTCTAAACAATTCAGGTACAGTGGGTGTGGCACCAGATGCAATGTTGCTGTTGGCCCAAGTTGGCGAAGGTGGTTTGTCAACTGGTATCAACAGTCAAGCTGTTGCCAAAGCGCTGGATTGGGCCAGCAGCCAGGGTGCCACTGTTATCAACTTGAGCTTTGGTTCAACGTATGACAATACTTACATCAAAGGCACCACACTAAATGCCGATAACACTTGGAAGCCAATCTCCACTTACAAACCAATGTATGGCCAGTCCACGCTGAACAACTACAAGATTGCCACCGACCGTGGATCTGTTCTTGTGGCAGCAGCAGGCAACCAGGCCTTGCCATATGCTCAGTATCCCGGTGCGTATGCAACACAAGTTGACAGTTCAGGCAAGTTGGTACTCAGTGGCCGCATGCTGATTGTTGGCTCAACTGATGCTACTGGCAAAACTATTGCATCTCATTCAAACCGTGCAGGCCATGTGTGCACCAACATGTCTGGTACAACATGCAATGACCCATATCAGGTCAAAGACTTTTTTGTTGTTGCGCCAGGTGTGGCAGTGTATGGTTCGGTTGCAAACCAACAAGGTTTCAAAGACTTACAGGGCAATTTGAATACCAGTGGTTCTATTGGAATGATTGGAACAAGCCCTGCGGCTGCTTATGTGTCTGGTGGTGTTGCGCTGATGAAACAAGCGTGGCCACAGTTGCGGGCTGAGCAGTTGGTCAACATTGTGCTGAACACTGCTCGAGACTTGGGTGCCAAAGGTGTCGACGAAGTTTACGGGCACGGACTTGTAGATTTTGATGCTGCCACGCGCCCCGTGGGCGCACTGGTACTGGCCAATAACGCAAAGCTAACAGGCTCGGGTCCGCAAGGTAAAACTGTGGTGTTGGCAAAGACTGGTGTAGTTACTTCAGGGGCAGTAAACTTGGGTACCAGCTCAGTTCTGCAAAATGCACAGGCCATTGACAGCATTGGTCGCAACTATACAGTTGACTTGACAAAAGCAGTTGGCTACAGCAATGCAATGAGCTATCAGTATGGTACTCCTTGGATGGCATTGGCTGGTGCAAATTATCGGCACTTTGCTACTCCCATTGGTCAGGATGGTGTGCTAACGCTAATGTCAAGTGATGGCGGCACGTCTGGTCAGTATGAATGGCAGCAAAGCGACAGCACTCGTCTAAAGTTTGAAGTTGGTGCGCTACAAGAGAAGTTGGGCTTTCTAGGCACACAAGGTGACGGCGCAATGGCATTTGGTGGAAGTAACACTGTATGGTCTGGCTTTGGATTTGATCAAAAGATTGCAGGCAATACCAGTTTGATTGGCAATTACACCATGGGCGTGACTCGTACTTCTAATGTAGCAGACGGCATGGTTCAATTGGGCTCTACTGTGATTGCAGATTCGTGGAAGCTGGGTGTAGCACAAAGCAACATCTTGTTTGAAGGTCAAACTCGTGACACACTGAGCTTTGCAGTTGCAACACCAGTGGCGGTGCGTCAGGGTTCGGCTACAGTAACAGGTGTCACTGGTTATACCTACACTGACAATGCTGATGGTACCACAGATGCCAACCCCATCACACAAACAGAACGTGTGAGTTTGGCACCCCGTGCTCGTGAGATGGATTTGGTATTGGGCTATACTGTTGCAGTTAAAAACACAACCAGCGTAGGTGTAAACTTAGTTAAACAATTTAACGCAGGTGGCCAAGCAGGTGTGCAAGCAACAGGCATGTCGATTATGGCTCGTAGTGTGTTTTAATACTCAAGTACTACACAAGTGTTGCAGAAATGCAACACTTTTTTTTGGCTAAAACAGTTGACAGTTTGGACAAGAACCAGTATAATAAACACATAGACAGCAACAAACAGGATTTGAACATGGCACGTGAAACAAAAGCACAACGCGAAGCTCGTTTAGAAGCAGAGCGCCTGGCACAAATGGCAGTGGCAAAGTCTACCTACACTGAACGCATGATGTCAGTGCTGGCCCGTGCTACAAAGGAGAACTTTGAACTGAGAGTACTGGACGACGAGTTTGTGGTTAGCAATCGCGACGACAGCCGCGCAACGCCTTACTTCGTGAAGCCTGTGTGGAGTGAAGTGGCAGACGTTAATCTGTTTGAACTGGAAATGGCAGTAGAAGACAAGGAAGAAGCTCGTGCTGAATCAGAACGTCGCTACCAAGCCAAGCAAACTGCCCTGGCCAAGTTGAGCAAGGAAGAACGTGAGCTGTTGGGGCTCGTTTAATTTAACTGGAGTAATAGATGACTGATAAACAACAAAAGCCAGAGATTGTGTTTGCACCGGGCTGCTTTGACAACTTTGATGGCACACAAGAAGAACTTGATGAACTGATTGCGTCTATTAACCAAATGGTTGAGTCCGGAGAGATCTTTGAAAAGGCTCGCCCAATTGACTTAGACAACCCGTCGGATGAAGACATGGATCTCATTGAACACTTGATGGGCCTTGAAGCTGAAGCAACGGAACGTAAATTGCAATAAGGAGTAGACGATGACTTGGGTATTAGTATTATTTTTGCATGCTGGCATGCTGAGTGAAAAAGACTCAATGGCTTTAACCACCGTGCCTGGATTTAAATCGGAAGCCGCTTGCATGACTGCCGGTAAGCAAAGCGAGGCATTGGGCAAGCGCACCACCAAAGAAGTTAAATTTGTTTGTTTGAAGCAGGAGTAAATCATGGGCTTAGATATGTACTTGAATGCCAAACGTTTTCTTTGGCACAGTGAAAGTGATTTGGCCACCAACATCAAAAACAACTTTCCTGACTTGCCGGAACACATGCAAGTTCAGGAAGTTACCGTCAAGGCCATGTATTGGCGCAAAGCCAATGCTATCCATAAATGGTTTGTGGACAACGTGCAGGAGGGTGTAGACGACCATCGAGAGTTTGAAGTGTCTCTTGAACAGTTGGAAGAACTGTTAGAAGTGATTGAAGAAGTACTCGACAATCCAGAACGTGCAGGTGCTCTGCTACCTCCACAAGAAGGTTTCTTTTTTGGAGGGAAGGAAATGGATGAATGGTACTGGGAACAACTAAAACGTACCCAAAGTAAACTGCAAGAACTGTTTACACGTGACTGGCGATCCTGGGTCTTTTACTATAGAGCCAGCTGGTAATACTCAAGTACTACACTAGTGTTGCAGAAATGCAACACTTTTTTTGGCTAAAACGGTTGACAACAGGACCAAAGAGCCGTATAATATACACATACACAAACAAACAGGACACCAAAATGAAGGTTTTGATTACTACACAATTCATGGAAAACTACGGTGCTCATGATTGGGATGGTAAAGGCGAATGCCCGCAGTACTGGAAAATGAAGGGCGGCGAGGAGTACTTTTTGCCATTGGAAGGTTTCAATCCGGACCATGAATTTGCTGAAAAGCGACTCCAAATGATTGTAGATGGTGTCCGCAATCAAGTTGAATGGGACGAACAATGGAGCCGCCAATATATTGTCAGCTACTCTATTGTGGCAGATGATTACATGACCGAGTTCGAAAAGAGCCAGTTGGAATACGATGGTGAGATTCGTTTCCCTGCAAAAGTACTGGCAGAAGGTGTTGTATAAAAACAACACACAATAACCCGGCCAGTTGACTGGTTATCAGTTCAGTGCTATAATAAACACATACACAAACAAACAGGAGTTTAAAATGAAACGAATTTTAGCAGTAGCATTGGTTAGTGCATTGTTCACTGGTTGTGCTTCTACTACCAGTGTGCAATCAAAGTCCAATAAGCCTTCGTTTGGTGCAAAAATTCTTTGTGCAAATGGATTATGTTCAGCAGAGATTACTGAATGGCATAACAAAAAAATGTTTGAAGCAGCGAGCGCAAACTGTGCCAAGATGGGGTTTGTGGTAACCTCGCAACAATTTCCGCAATGCGTACAAAATCAAATTATCAATGCCAGGACCAGGGCAATTGCAGAAAATAGTGCCAGGCAGCGCGGATGGCCCGTGCCATCCGCTGATGCAGACGAAATGACAAGGCTGAATCAGCCAGTTCAGGCAGTTGATCAATGATTTCAAAATTATGATTGCTGCGCCCAATTGGGTAACAGAGTCGAGTGCACAGACATGCGTGACGCACAAGAAGTTATCGATCACATTCGTTCACTTTAAGGAAAAATCATGGAAAAACTTATCGACATCGCTGATGAAATCCTTACCGCAATTGTTTTCAGTATCGGTGGCTTTTTGCTTCTTAGCTTTTTGCTGAGTTGGCCAGTTTATCTGCTGTGGAATGGTTGCTTGGTTGGTGCAGTTACCGGTGTCAATGAAGTCACTTGGTTGCAAGCCTGGGGTATCAGCTTCTTGTTTGGCCTCCTGTTTAAAAAACCTCAACTACTTCTAAGTAAGGCACACAAAAAGGATTTTTGATATGCGTGAACTAGTAATTGCCCGAATGAAAGAGTTAGTAGACAGTGAGGACGAATTTGAAGATAGCTACGGTGCGCATCATGTGTTTGCAGAGTTTGATTCAAAGTCTGATGAATTCTTACTAGCCATACTTGAAGATTTAATTTGGCTTAAAGGATAGAATATGAATCTCAATCAACCACGCACAGAATTGATGCAACGATGCATGACTCGTTTGCAGGAAGATATCAGTATCGAAGAACGCATTAAGATCTTGCGAGTCATGGCCAGTACAGCACAAACCATGATTAATGATCTTGAATTTAACGAAATTACCACAACCGCCTAAGGACTAAAATGACCACCCTCTCTAACCGCGAAAAAAATACTGCCCACACTGTTCGTCAAGCGACCAAAGTACGCCCAGCACCAATGACATACAATTTTGAAGAACTAGAACGTGCAGTTCGTTCTTGGGTAGTGCCAGCAGTTGCGCAAGAAGAAGTTTATAGCCCATACTACGGCGCATAAGTTAAAATAAAAAGTTGACAGATCCTTTAAAAACTGTATAATAGAAACATCTACACAAGATACGCTTATTGTAAGACATCTTGTGTTGGTAGAGCATTGTCGCTCGTTTAACCTAAGGAAAAGTATCATGGCAACTAAACGCCTAACTCGAAAACTGACTGACGTCATTGCAGAAGTTGAGCAACAGCTCAAAGCACACTACGGTGTAACACAAAAAGACATTGATGCATGGCGTGCTCGTGCTAAAGCATTGTCGCATAAATTCCCCATTAGCTTGATGATTAAAATTGAGGACTTGTGGATTGACTACGAAGTTCAGCGCGATGTAATCCACAAGCATATCATCAACATTATGAAAAAGTGGGATCCGCGCATCTGTTCGCCGGGCTCTGCATGTCGTCTCATTGATAAACCTAAAAACTATTTGTATGATGCACAACATCGTACCATCGCCGCTGGCATACTTGGGTTTGAAGAATTGCCATGTGCAGTTGTAGAAACAGACGACCCTAACTTTGCAAGCTATGCATTTGAAATGCTAAATGAAACTGGTGTTATGAAATTGACACCAGGAGACATTCATCGCAATGCCGTAGTTCGTTATAAAAACGGCAGTCGTGAATTAAAGAGTGTAACTGCCCGTACAGTACAAGATCAATTTGATGCACTTGGCATTGACCTCGAAGATAAGAATACACGTAAAAGTCCAAACCTGCGCGGCGACAACGATTACTTCTTTAGTCACTTCAAGTATGCGTACAAAGGCATTGAACAAGATGAGTCAGGTAAGGTCTTGCGTCAAATCCTTGACGCAATTAAATCTGTTTTTCCTTTGCAAGAAGAAATTGATCAAGGTGTCTTTATTGGCCTTGCAGAATTGCAACGTTTAGCAGGCACTAGCCCTAACATCAAGTTACCAGCTAACTGGATGAAGACCTTACTGCAAAGTCTTAAGGCAGAATTTAAGAGTTCTAGAATTGTTCACGACAAGGCAAAAGTACAATGGGCTCATTACAAAGGCGATGGTGCTACTTGGACTGCCCCAACTGCAATGAGCAACTTTATGCGCGAGTGCCATATCATTAGTGGCGGCACATTGAACCTGCCTTACCATGGTGACGGTGCAAAGATGGGAATCGAAGAAGGTGTAATTGCACCTGGACTGTTTCCAGAAGAGCAAATGGTAGCATAATATGTTAAAAGAATCTCTCGAAGCATTTATTACTCCAGTATATAGCAAGACAAAGCGTAGCTCTGCTACCTATAAAACTGTAGCGACTCATTGTAGTACACACATTGATCGTCTGGTAGGAGAATACCAAATGGTTAAAAATGATCAACAATGGCTTCGAGAGATTCGAAATGACATTGACTACTACTTGCGTCGGTACCACAAGTACTGTATTGAAGAACGTGATGGCATGGAAGCACACTATCACGAAGTTGGTGCAGATGACGAAACTGACTTTGAACATTTGATTCCTGCATCACGTATCAGGGACTTGCTGTTAGCAGGTTCAATTACAACAGAGCAAGCTCTTAATGCACCTACTGTAAAGTTGAGTCGTGCTAAACATATGGCTCTCAAGGATGCAGGTTGGGCATCAAAGACACCAAACATGTGGTTGCCTTTTAAAAGGTACAGCAGTGTATTTGAAGGAAGTTACCAAACACATGATGGCACTGCAATTGATCCTAATAATTGGACACTTGAAAATCATTTTGAGTACTTTAAGCACTTGAAAATTTAAACAGACTATGCTATAATAAACTATGATCAGACACATCGCCTCCTCAGACATGCAAGTTGCAGTATACGGCCAGCCTGGCCCATATCATAGTGGACATGTTATGTGGGATGGTAATGCCCAAAAGTTTAAAGTAATTGACAGTCACGGTGTGTCGCAAGACATGCATGGTGCCACTGTAAACATTTCAGCAGGTTCAGTATTCCAAGAAATGCAGTCGTGGTACTTTCAAAAGCGAGCCGAGGAAGCTGAACTCAAACGCCTGTGTGACACGTACCCCAACTTGGAAGAGGCTCGACGAGAGTTTGAAATGCTTAAACAACTGGTCAAGGAATACCGATAATGCACAGTGACAAATGCACAGTAAAAGCAGTTGCATCTGGCAAGACCATGGATGCAGATGTAATTGCATTTCATGAGAAACGCAACTTAACAGTGGCAGTCAATCGGAGTGTCAAACTGCTAATGGCATGGAATGGTCGCAAGTTTGAAGGCAAGGCTGCAGGCCTGGACTTTGAAAGCGATGGTCCCAAACAGATCTCAACATACAAAGGACGATGATGAATAATATTGAAGCAACAGCACAAACTCGTTTGATGCTTGAAAAGTTTTTCAAAGACCACGCTCATGTGGAAGTTACCTTTACCAAGGTAGATGGCACAGTTCGCACCATGCCTTGCACACTCAACGAAGCAATGCTGCCTAAGGTGGAACAAATCACACCTGCACCTGATGCTCCGCCACCTCGAGTAAAGAAGCACAACCCTGCGGTGATGAGTGTGTTTTGCACTGACAAGCAGGAATGGCGAAGCTTTAGAATTGAAAATGTAATCAGCGTTGTTGTAAAGGAATAATATGTTGGATCTTTTTTTGGTAGGTGTAGCAGGCATTGCAGCAGGCTTTGCGTTGTGTACAATGCTGCTGGCGCGTGGCATTCGACAAGTAATGGAATCAGAAGAATCTGAATCTATTCAGTCCATTGTAGAACAACTTGCTGCCAACTTGGTGTTTCTTCGGGTAGAACAGGCCAACAATCTTTGCTTGGCATATGACGCTGTCAGTGGTGAATTTGTTTGTCAAGGCACCAACATGCAAGAACTGCTGGCCAACTTTGGCCAACGCTATCCAGGCAAGCGAGGTGTGTTGGTAGAACCTGAATCAGGAGAAGCACGTGAGCTCGTATAATGTAACCAAAATTGCCGCAGTAGATACCAGGCGTTTGCTGATTATTATTGGGCAGGATGGTGTGCCCATGGTATCAGTTTATGATGAACATACAGGACAGACTCTGGTGCGAATGACAGAGTCTATTGTGGCAAACTTGAAGTATGCAATTGCAGTATTAGAAACAGGAGAAACGCAATGAGTACGCAATGGGTCGTGCTGTTTGATAACGAAGGCTTGGACTCCTTGCTGCCTTGGGGCGAGCTTGCACAAGATCGCATACTGGAAAAACTGTCGGGCGGGGAGATGAAAGCAGAAAATCCTCAGCACATTGTTTCTCGTTTGATGCTTCGTGCTAGATTTAATCAGCAACGGTCACCTGAAGTTTGGACTTATGAAACTGACAACGACATCATGTACGATGAAATGAGGTCACTGTGGGAATCAAATCCACAGTATATGGCAGATTTGATTCGCGAAAAAGGCGAACAGTTATACGGCGATAAACCTGGTACCAAGCGCAAGCAAGTTATTGTTTGATAATTGCCAGGAGTTCTGGACTTTGTAGCACTTCATTGTGGCCATAGTCCAGGACTATTTCTTTGGCTGGCCCATACAGTTCACGTTGGCTCGATACAGTAACCACCCCATCGTTTTCACCGACACCAAACAAGTCGAATCCGTGTGTGCATACCACATTTGTCCAAGGCGCAGGCGCTTCAATCATGCGTGTCTCAGTGGTCCAAGGTTCCATGCGACTTAACATCTGCAACCATGGAATGTTAAAGTTGAACATTTTCCAAAAGCCTGCTTGTATAGATCCGCCCCATGGTGTAGCAATACTAATACCAGCAACTACCTGATCTGGATTACGTTGGGCCAAGTGCCAGGCATACAGGCCGCCCATTGAGTGGCCAACCACCGTGCACTTTTTAGGAAGTTCTGCTTCCATGGCCAACAGGTTCTTTTCGGGATGAGTCATCATTCCCCAGGTTAATCTTGTGTGATCCTTGATTTGTGAGCCAACCCAGTTCCAAGATATTTTGGATGCATTAGCTCCATGGATTAGTACAATTTCCATTGACATCATTTCCTTGTTATGCTATACTTACCACATGAAACCAAAAATCATTAACGCTCACATGCAAGTGGCTGAAATTTATGCAAAGCTATCAACTGCTCGGCGTTTACAAGTTGGTAGTATCATTGTCAAAGATGACAGAATCATTTCCATTGGCTACAACGGTATGCCGGCAGGGTGGGACAACACCTGCGAAGACAAAGTATATGACCCGGGCGCTGGTGGTTGGATGGACCCCGTAGAGTTTGACGCAAAATATCCATACCAAGAATGGCACGATGGCGCTCAACGGTTGGTACGCTATGGACTTAAAACCAAGCCGCAGGTACTTCATGCCGAGCGAAATGCCTTGGACAAGTTGGCAAAATGCAATGAAAGTGGTTTAGGATCTACCATGTTTATTACACATGCTCCTTGTTTGGAGTGTGCCAAAAGCATATACGGTGCAGGAATAGCTCAAGTAATTTATAAAACCAATTATCGTTCAGAAGAAGGTGTAAGCTTCTTGAAGAATTGCAGAATAGATGTCAAACAAATATCCGCAGACGCTTGATAAAGCAACTCTGTATATGGTGGTTGTTAGTGTTTTATCAAGATAACTGGTTTGACAACCGCATTATCTTTAAAAGCAGTTTGGGTTTGCTGCAAAATTGAGTAATTTAGAAATGATTCGTTGGGTTATTGCCGTCATGATGCTGTGTTCATCTGTGTTAGCTGAAACTGTTGTGATTTCTACCACTGGCAGCAACCAAGCCCACATTCCTGATGCGCATGTGGTTACTCAAACTCAATATTCAAACCTGCGAGTGGCCACAGTGCGTCAATTGGATTCTGAGTGTGACGATGGGTTGCGCGAAGCTGTGTTGATTGACGGTCGTATTTTGTATGATAACAAATGGATTAGTGATGTAAAAAGTCGTATTGTTGCTGCAAAGCCCTGTTACCAAAACGGTAGTGTGCGTGTATTTTTGTCATCCACCGGAGGCAGTGCGCAGAATGGTATGGTGTTGGGTCAATTGCTTCGTGCTCGTCAAGCAACAGCATATGTTCCACCTGGTGGTATTTGCTTTTCTGCATGTGCAGATGCGTTTTTAGGTGGCGCATCAAGATTAATGGCGTCAGACGCTGTTTTAATGTATCATCCGTCATTTCAAATGTCCAATGGCCAGTTGGTGTGTGATAAAAAACACAGCGAAGCTTACAACATCATTACAAAGTACTATCGACGCATGCTGTCGCAAGTTCCTGCTGCTATGCTGATCACAGACGGATGGAATTGCAACAAAGACACAGTATACGATAAACCACAAGCGCAAGAGCGATCTTTATTAACAGAATCTGCTCAATCAAAATCTTAAATTTAACAAGATCACTGAGCAATTGAGTTGACATGAGTAAACTCATTTTACCAAGGAAAATCAAATGAATATTTCAATTTATCGATCTGTCACTGACACTAACCGAGCCATGGGCCGTGTGTATAAGCACATGAGTCTTGCTGTTGTGACCAGCATGCTGGTCAGTTATTTTGTAGGTACCAGTCCCGAATTGCTGGCTTTCTTCTTTACAGGTGCAATGAAATGGCTTGTGATCTTTGCACCATTGGTGGCCATTCTTGGTCTTACCTTTGCTGCTGAAAAATTGCACAAAACTGCATTGCAAGTGTTCTTGCATGGCTTTGCAGCACTGATGGGGCTGAGTATGGCCACAATCTTTGCAGTATACACCATGGGCAGTGTTTTTACAGCCTTTATGGGGGCGGCAGTGTTGTTTGGTACCATGAGTGCGTATGGATACTTTACCAAGAAGGATCTGAGTTCCATGGGCCAAATGATGTTTGTAGGACTTGTTGCTATTGTGATTGCCAGTGTTATCAATATCTTTATTGGTAGTACAGTGATGCAAATGGTTATCAGTGCCTTGGCCATCATTATCTTTATGGGCCTAACGGCGCATGACACTCAACAGATTCGTGAAATTGTGGTCGTTGACACAGAAACCAATCGAGAAGAAGTGTTAGGTGCTCTTACTTTGTACATGAACTTTATCAACCTGTTCTTGAGCTTGCTTCAACTGTTTGGCGATCGTAAAGAGTAATATGACATATCACAATAGTCTGGAACGATTCCATTGGAGATTTGGTGTAACAGCTTTCCACCGGACCATGCCCACAGTGGAAACGACTCAAACTATGAGTGGCATTGCGTATCAGTATGCAACCGCAGATATGTCAATTGCTACATTAGTACTACCACTTGACAACTTTTTAAAGTTGGTTACTGTAACCGATCAATTTGAGCAGTTGGAACAAGACCCTGCCACCAGCCAGCTGATCAAAGAAGCAAAAATTATTTACAAATTAAAACACGGGATTTAAATCTCAACAGTTTCAAAAATTAGTCACCTAATAGGTTGACACTTAGCAGGCTATCTAGTATAATACAAGTTACTAAGGAGAATTATCATGGCTCACCATTCTAGTTACTGGAGCTGCACGGCTTTTGCAGATTGGCTTCGCGGCACAGCCAAGCTCAGTGCTGGCACAGCTGAACAATGGGACGACTGGACTACTCAGGCACAGATGAAGCACAACTTCCGTTACTGGTTAGCAGAAGAAGGGTTGGATCATCTTCAAGACTTTGTTACATATCCTGTCAGGAAGATTTATGACCTCAAGTATTATATTAATAATCGCTTTGTTACTCGAACCCACTCTCTTACTGCCCATGCTCGTAATATTAAGCCTGGTGATTGGTGTGACGTTGGTAATCGTTTTCTACCATGTCTCTTCAACGAACTGGTCGACTTCGTCGAAATCGAAACAGCATGGAGTCATATTGCATGGGGCAACAAAGCGGATCGTGCAAAATATGAAGCACCGTTCTGGGCAACCGGGTGGTTCCGCTGGCGCACGTGGCGGTGCCCGCAAGCAGGATTAGATCACCTTGATTGGGCAATGACTCTTACTAACGAAGAATGGTTAGAAGAAGGCAAGAAAGGTGAAGCAGTACCAACTGGTCAAGCACTTGCTGCAAAAGAAATCAAAGAACTTTACACATGGTGGACTGTGACATATCCAAATCGTCCTGACCCATATGATGCAAGTGGATGGACTGCGGCGTGTGAAGCACAACGACTTGCTAACGGTGGTAAGCTGAGTTTTAGCACACCAAAAGATCCTGCACTTAAAAAAGCGCAGGACAAAGCTCATAAGTTGCTACAAAAAATCGAAGCACAATATGAAAAAGAAGACGAAGCTATGTTGATTCGTCTTGTTAAAATCCGCAACTCACTGTGGACTTAAAGGAAAACTTATGACAATGCCAGACGAACGCTACCGCGCAATGGTAGAAGGTATGAAACTTATCCAGGACTTGTTGATCCCGCAAGTGACTCCTCGAGTGCCGACTCATATTAGAGAACGAGCACGTTGGGTAATGCGACACTATCCAAATGCGTCGGATTTTGAAAGACTAGCAAGAGAAGCACCACAAATGCTTGCTACTAAAGATTTTAACGGTAAGGAAATCAAATGAAAAAAGAATTTGTAATCAAAGAACAAACCGGCTTTCGCATCCGAGTTCGAACTTGGAAGTGCGCTCGCCCAACTGATCTGAATGCACTAGATTTTGTACAAGAGATCTTAGATGATGAAGGCAATGTGTTAGATACATCAACATACAATTTTATGTTGTCAGACATAGAACTTCGATCTCTAAAAGATCAATTGCCAGCATGACACACTGGACTATCACGCTTGAAGAAGCAGATGACGGTAGTGGAGATTTAGTTATGCCGCTACCACAAGATCTATTAGATGGAGCTGGATGGAAAGAAGGCGACACCATTGAATGGATTGACAACAACAATGGCACATGGTCAATGAAGAAAGTGGAAGTTACCAATGGCAAATGAAAACTATTTGTAACGACAATTATCACTATGATGCTGTTTATAGTTGCCCGGATCAAATGTATTGTTACAATGAGGACAGGTTTGTTTAATAGGCAGGGTTCTTGGACCTGTGCCGGGCTTCCAGCCTAATTGAAGATACCGTTCACACTCTACAGGATCCAATTGTTTTCTTTCAACTGTATTTTCAGGATTGTGAACCCACTTTTTGCCAGTGTTTGCCTCTTTTATCTTAGCAGCTTTTTCTGGTCGACACTTAGGTCGAACATTATAAGTAGGATCTTTAGCCGCAAATTTTGTCAATCTTGCAGCACTTATCTTAGAGATTGTTTCTTGTGAATGTTTATTTAAATCTCTAGCAAGTTTAGTGGCGAGAATTTTAGCGATTATTTCCGGTGATGGTTTGCCAAATCCGCCCGCGCTATTTTCCGGTTTTAAGTTTGCCCAGTCGTCGCTGTCAACCACATTCCATAACTCACTATAATATAGACCAAGTTCTTTGACTTCTTCATTTGAAGTGCATTCCTTGAGGATTGTAGTGGTATAATCGTACCCGTGTACTTTTAGATGATTGGTCCATCTGGTTCCAGAACCAGGATATTTGTGTGGATCTTTTCTTATTGTTTTGCCAAGATATTTTAGGCCGGTGACATTATGTGTCTTGACGTATAGATAAATAATCATGCTGATGTTCCTCCAGAACGTTAGAGCCGGTAGATATGTCGAGTATCGTGACCGGCACCTTTATTTATCATATCAGTTGACATTGGGATTAGCTTTCAGTATAATATCAACATAGGAGAAAATAATGACACGAGTAATGAATCTACAGAATCCTGGCAATCACATCATGTCAGATCTTGAGACGCTAGGAACCAAGCCAAATAGTTTAATGCTTACTATTGGCGCAATTCGTTTTAATCCCTTTGCAGATGATACTGCCAATCCAATGGAAACAATGGATACGTTTTATCGACGTGTCAGTTTCGAAAGTTTTGAAGGACTTGATCATGTCATCGATGATGCCACCCTTGAATGGTGGGGCAAGCAAGACGAATCAGTTCGTGCAGAAGCGTTTAACGAAGAAGACCGGCACGACATTCGTAATGTGCTTCGAGACTTTCACAAGTGGTGCGGCGGCGTTGACGCTATTTGGGCCAATGGTACCGGCTTTGACTTGAACATCTTAGAACACTTTAGTCGTGAGCTCAAGCGTGGCGTTGCTTGGAACTACTGGCAAGCTCGCGATGCACGTACACTGTATGCACTGGTACCTGGACTTGATCGTCCACAAGGTGCTGCTCACCATGCGCTGTGGGACTGCTGGAGCCAATTGGTTGGTGTTCAACGTGCGTTCAAAGCACTTGGCATTAAAGAGCTACGCAACCGTTGATACTGCAATAAGTATCACAGAGGACTCTGGACATTCATCCCTCTCAAAATATTCTGCATGTCATTGCTAATCTAAGGAGATAACACAGTGGCAAAATTTTATAGCACCAAGACCTATGGTACAGACAGAGGACTATCCTGCTGTTTTAGACAGTGGAGAGCGACTCACAGCCACTGTTCTACACTGCACGGATACTCAATTGGTATCAAGCTGATCTTCGAATCCAACACGTTAGACGACAAGAATTGGGTCATGGACTTTGGTGGACTCAAGCTATTCAAAGAATGGGCCGATGCTATGTTTGATCATACCTTGGTTATTGCTCATGATGACCCGCTGTTGGATCGATTCAAAGCCATGGCCGGCTGGAGTTCAAACCCTGAACATGATGGTAAAACTGATTGCCTTCAAACAAAACCATATCAACGCCAAGGTGTGTGTGATCTACGAATCGTAGAAGGGGTTGGCTGCGAAATGTTTGCCAAACTATGCTACGATGAAATGGCACGTATCTTGGATGTACTTAAACAAGGATCAGCAGGCCGTTATCCAGTCAACGCTGGTGTGCGGTTGGTAAGTGCAGAAGTGTTTGAACACGGTGCTAACTCAGCAGTGTACCAAGGTTAAAATTTTAGGATATGGTATGAAAGTAATTGCAAAATTTTATTGGGACTGCGGACGCATGGGCGAGATTGAAGGTTTATTTGTGTGTAACAAAAAAGACATCGAAGCTGCATACGGTAAACAAGTTTATTTTGGAGAAATCTTAGGTAAGCACAGTGAAGTACGCGGTACTATCGACCAAGATGATATTACTATCCTAACCGAAGATCAAGACTTTATTACAAAGTTTATTGAAATCATGTGCAGTGGTAATATCAGTGGATACAATCCTCTTTCATACTTGTATGAAGAAGACGCCAGCGAATGAAGCAGCCGCTTTCCTGTGTTCATCGGGTGTTCTCTTTCTCATTGGACTGTCTGCCAAAGAACGTAGTATGGGTAATTGACTTAGGGACTTCAAGCGTTAACGGTGATTTACTAGAGCAATGCGCAGGATCCTCAACTGGTTGGTTTGGTTGGGGATTCCTAATTGGCAGTCATGACCATGCAGGCATGACTAATGCATGTTTGTTATTCGAGCACGAAGAAGACGCTATTATGGCCAAGTTAGTATGCGGAGAACAGTTATATGCAAATTAAGTCATTTTTAGGCAAACAAATTGACAACAATATTGCAATCACCAGCCAGCCGCTTGTTGTACAGCCCAAGCATAGTGCAGCGCATCTTGAATCCCTGACGAAAAAACAAGTGGTTGAATATGCTCATAAGTATGGTATCGCAGTTAATTCTCGCAAGAAAAAACTTGAGCTAATTGAAATTATTCTAAGGAACTGATATGAGTCAAGTAACAATAACTGATAGTGCATTTGCAAGAATCAATGATTTGCTTGCTGAAGAAGCCAATCCCAACTTAAAGCTCAGAGCGTTTGTGCAAGGTGGTGGGTGTTCTGGCATGGAATATGGCTTTACTTTTGACGAAGAACAAAACGAAGATGACTTTACTTTTGAGCAGCACGGTGTTGAAGTGTTAATTGATTCAATGAGTATGCAATACTTGGCAGGTGCTACTATTACCTATATCGAAGACTTACAAGGCGCAAGATTTGCCATCGACAACCCAAATGCACAAACCGCATGCGGTTGCGGCAGTAGTTTTAGCCCTTATTAATTATGAATCCAAATTACCTTACAATGACTTTTGACCAACTCATGGAGCGTCAACAGTTTTTAACTAAAAAATACAACACAGCATATGGCAGTGGTGCAAGCCCTGAGGTAGTAAGTCAACTACTGGCACATCTTGATGCAGTCAGGCATGCCATGTGGGAACTGGGTTATAAACAATCATTTAATGCATCCAATGGCAATGACCCATTCAAAGACAGCATTGCATAATATGCCTACTACAAATCTCAAAGAGGCAGACTTGGTCGAGCTGTTGTATCAGGGTAAGTCTGGACAACTCACAGTCAATAACGACATGCTTACAAGTTACAATGCTGGGTGCCTGGCACTTGGTCAAAAACCTGTGTTTATGGTCAGGGACTTGCCAGACACAGTGGAAGATGCAGTTGAGGAATGGAACATTCCTCAAGACATTGCAGAGTTAGACTTAGACGTTTACTTTGCCGAAAAGGTTTCCACTATCAAAGAAGCTGTTAGAGTTGCAGAAGAGCTTGCGCTGTACCGTGAAAGAAAAATGGAGCCAATGCTTCGTTTTATGATTTACCTGGTTAGAGTAATGCAAGAAAACAAAATAGTCTGGGGAGTTGGGCGCGGTAGTAGTGTAAGTTCATTCTTGTTATATTTGGCAGGACTACACAGTGTCAACTCAGTTAAGTACAATTTAGATATTAAGGAGTTTATCAGATGAGTAATTCAAGGTACAGAACACATACAGGACGAGAGTTCAATATGAGTGCCTTTGCAGAAAAGAATGGTGATGCCCGTGCCGTAGGTAATGTTTCCATGAATGCTCGTGGCGATATCATTGATGCAAAAGGCAATGTTAAAATTCCAACGCAAACTATTAGCCGTGCAGTGGCTGATGTAAAAAACAATGAAAGCAAGTCTGTGAGTTTAAAAGCAGATGAAACTATTATGCCCGTTAAAAACGCTGGTGTAGTTGCTGAAGAAACAGTGGGCCCAACAGTAGTTGCAACTCGCGATATTGAAACACCAGACGGTCCTGCTACCGAAGTAGAATACGCAGATGGTAGCATTGAAGTTATCCCAAAGGGAATTGAATAATATGACAATGATTCGACCTTTAGAAAATCGAGTACTTGCAGAATTGCTAGGACTCGACACAAGAGTAACTGCCAGTGGCATTATTATTCAAAGTGAAAACGGCAAGGACCGCGGTATCCGTCCGCGCTGGGCTCGAGTACGTTTGGTAGGTGAGGGCATTGACTGGTGTGCACCGGGACAATACGTATTGGTATCACATGGGCGATGGAGTCGCCAGTTTGAGTGTGAGCACAACGGTGAAAAGCTAAAGTTGGTCCATCTTGACAACCAGGAATGTCTTATTGTCACAGACGACGAACCAATTGATGAGTTTGTTGGTGTAGGCATTGACACTACTCCAAACTCAGCTCGGGCCGAAGATTTCGGCGCACGATAATTTGACATTCATGTTGTTATTTGTTACAATAACACATGAATGCAAACAACTGCAAAACTTGTTCTAAACCCTATTCTGTAAATTGCAACTACCGTCAAGGTCGTTGCCCCATCACCCTCCTTTACTGGAAAACATTATGCAAATCCAACCCAAAGATACAAGCCGGGGACACTTTTATGTCAGCCTGGCAAAAAGCCTAATTCGTATTGTAGCAGGTGGTGCATTGCTTGTTGGCCATGTTGCCGAAGCAGGTGCGTTACTAATCCTTGCTGAAGTCCTGGGCATTGCTGAGGAGATGGTATAATGGGTATAATGGTAACTGCATTTGCATTTATAGTCGGCTTGTTTGTTGGCACCACAGTTGGCATTCTTGCTGCTGGATTGATGTGTGCTGCCGGTAAAGATAAAACCAAGGATCAAGATGAATAAAATTGTTTTAACACGAAAGCAAATTGGCCAGCTTTCCGAACTAATGGATCGATTTGAAGATACCGAAATGTTTGTACTTGAATCGGAAAGCAGCAGCGGTATTGGTCCCACAATCAGCGTTAAGATTGACCTGTTTGAAAATCTTGACACTAAAATTGATATTACAGATGTGAGTAATTGGTAATGTATAAAACAGTTTACACCGAAGTCGAAGTCGAAGTTGACGTAGATATTTCAGACTTTGAAACAGATGACCTGATCGAAGAACTTGAACGTCGAGGTTCAGCTGTTATGGATTACGGCGACGGAAAAGAAGTGCTTCGCATCATCTACGAAAAGCGCAGACTTGGCCAAGACTATCAGGCAGAGCTTGATCAGCTTATTTGGTTAGGCTTGGGAAAAGTGATGTAATTACATGGCCAGCCTGACTGATTACTTTAATCAAAACGCATACAAGCCCAAATACTTCTTGGGCGATAGAGTCTTTGGGTACTACAACCGAATTCCATTTGTAGGCACAGTAGGCAATGACCGTAATAAGGTGGGCGGCGATCCCAATCCACAAGTAACGATTCATTTGGATTTGCCAATGCGGTTGACAAGTGGCACAACTTCATTTATAATTGTAAAGCACAAAGACATTAAACAAATACTAAAGGTACACGAATGAAAAAACTATGGGTTGAGTCGTACAGACCTAAGGCAGTCGACGACTATGTGTGGATTGATCAAGATCAAAAGCACATGGTAGAAACTTGGATTGATCAAAAGTACATTCCGCACCTGCTGCTGGCAGGTACTGCTGGATCTGGCAAGACCACACTGGCCAAAGTACTGGAACATGAGCTTGGCGTTGACCCTGCAGAGTTCTTACACATCAACGCAAGTCGCGATAACGGTGTAGACTTTTTGCGTAACAAGATCAACAACTTCTGCTCCACCATGAGCATGGGACCATTCAAGGTTGTATTGCTAGACGAAGCTGATTACATTACTCCACCAGCGCAGGGCATCTTGCGTGGCATGTTGGAGCAGTATCATGAAGGTGTTCGCTTTATCTTGACCTGCAACTATCCCAACAAGATCATCCCTGCCTTGCACAGCAGACTGCAAACTATTACATTCAAGACCTTGGATGAAACAGACTTTACTCGTCGCTTGGCCACTATCTTGGTAACAGAAGGTGTAGAGCTGGATGCAGACACGCTCAGCTTGTATGTTAAGGCCTGCTATCCAGACCTGCGCAAAGCAATCAATACAGTTCAAATGCGAAGCACAAGTGGCCGATTAGAAGCTCCTAAGCAGGAAGATGCCGAAAGCGATTATAAACTAGCCATGGTAGACTTGTTCCGCCAAGGACGTATTCGTGAAGCTCGCAACTTGATCATCAAGCAGATCAGTTTGGAAGAATACGAAGACATGTATCGTTTCATGTATCGCAATTTGGACTTGTGGGGTGCAGATGTTGACACACAAGACTCTGCACTGTTGCTGATCCGCAAAGGACTTGTTAATCACAGCATGGCAGCAGACCCGGAGATCAACCTCAGTGCAACATTTGTAGAACTAGAAAGACTGGCTCGTGGATAAAATTATTCTCACCGATGTGGATTCAATGCTGTTGGATTGGCAAACTGCATTTGAAGAATATGCAGAAGCTCGAGGCTATGTATTCAATGAAAACAAGCGTATTGTGTACAGCATGGGCGCACAGCTTGGTATCCCACACGAAGAAGCTCGTAAACTGATCACAGACTTTAATCACTCCGAAGAGTTTGGTCGTATTGCTCCTTATCGTGACAGCGTTGAATACGTTAAACGCTTTAAAGATGAAGGCTGGAAGTTCGTTGCCATTACCACAGCAGGTGAACACCCGGATACTTGGCCTCTACGCCGCAAAAACTTAGATGAAGTATTTGGACCAGGTGCCATTGATGAGTTGTATGTGTTGCCGCTAAATGGCGACAAGGGTGTTGAACTTGTCAAGTACAAAGATTCTGGATTGTTCTGGCTAGAAGATAAACCTAGCAATGCAGTGCTAGGATACCAGTATGGGCTGAAGCCATTGTTGATGAGTACGTTTCACAATAGAACTTACGACGGTAGTGTAAAGCGAGTAAATACCTGGAAAGAAATTTACAGGATTATCAATGACACAGTTTCGTGACCCATCAGTACTAAGACCGTTTCCTCCAGAGCTTGAGCCCTACAAGGGCTTGATCTTTTGCCCACTTGATTTACCACCTCCGCCAGCCTTGGATGAAGAACGCTTGTTTGCATATATTCGTATGCGCGACGAACGTGATCGTGGAACACTAGCAGGTAGTGTAAGCGGAGCAACAGGACCTATCCCACTAGACAGTCCTTGGTTGCGTTATACTGCCAGTTGGAGCAAGGAAAAGAACACTTACCCTTGGCGATTGTTGCACTTGATGAGAAGCGACTTTGCAAACGATGGTTGGGAATTTTATACAGAGTTTAAAGAATGGTTGCCGGAACTTGCTGCTTACTTTGAAAGTTTGCCGGTAAGCGAGTTTTATACCATGAGCTTGCTGAATCAAAAAGCCGGCACTGATGTAGGCATACACACTGACCCTGACGTTTGGTTTGGATTACGCTTTTATGCTGTTAACCGCAGTGATGCTCGCATCTTCTTTCAAAAGGCCAAGAGTCCCAGTGCCAAGCGATTGCTTAACTTGACTCGTGATGAGAACGGCCAGATCAAGCAGTTACCGTGGAGCGACTTTGTAGAGGATGAAAAGATCTATGCACGGTACCCGCAGCCATGCTTTCCATTCCACTTGACAACTACACATGCAGTTCATGGCGTTGAAGCTGTTCCAAGTGATCAAGAAAATGCTCGTGTAACTGGTTTTGTTATTTGTAGAGTAGACCCGGTTGCGTATGCTGATCTACTAAAGCGAAGCGTAGAGAAATATCCGGATTACGCTATTTGGTGGTAATAAAGGGGCTACTAGCCCCTTTATTTTATTCGTCGTCGCCGTAAATGCGAAGCACTTCGGTAACAGCTGGATGTCGTTCTACATGAGCACGATCGAACTTGACCAAGCTCATTCTTGAACTTGGATCAGCAGTTAGACGTTCAATGAAGTCACCTAAGCCGTTAACTTCAAATCCACGATCATGTTGATTCAAGTCGCCAGTGATAACCATCTTAGATCCTTCGCCGATACGAGTCAATAACATTTTCATTTGACTGACTGTGGAGTTTTGCAACTCGTCGCCAATGATAATGCTGTTCTTAAAAGTACGACCGCGCATGTAGGCCAATGGTGCAATTTCAATAACTCCTTCTAGCAGCATGCCTTCAATCTGTTTGACGTTCCAATAGTCACGAAGCACATCCATGATGGGACGAGTCCACGGTGCCATCTTTTGTTCAAGTGTACCTGGTAAGAATCCATGCTGTTCATCTACACTCACTGCTGGTCGTGTCACAACAATGCGATCTACATATCCAGCTTTTAGTTGTTTTACAGCCCATAACGTGGCGATGAGAGTTTTGCCTGTGCCCGCTGGGCCTAAGGCAAATACCATGTCTTTTTTGGGATTTTCGAGGTAAGCAAGATAATCTTCTTGTCTTAAATTACGTGGGGTAATTTCAACTCGCTTGTACTTGGAGGGTTTTTCGTCACGGAAATTGTTTAACTCAATGACCGCATTACCATCAAATCTTCTTTCACCATTACGATCACCAGCAGGTGTACGCTTCTTTTGGTTTCTCATCTTGCTCCTTTACAATAGTAACTGTATTGTTGGGCTGATAGCATTAATTTGTGATAAAATTTGTATGGTTTCAACCCAACTTTCTTGGGTTGATTCATCGCTGAACCAAACTTATTTAACATCGTTGAGCGAACGGGGCAGGGTTAAGACATAAAACTGCTAAATATCTTACTATGCCAAAGCAGAATTCTATTTACAAAAACCTGGACAACATCCACCGTAGTCCCAATGTTATCGACACGCTAACAGAAATTGACCGTGTGCTAGACCGTATGGACATATATGCATACGAAAATTGGATCAAAGGCGAAATCGTCGACGGTCCGTTTGTTGAGCGTCACTGGGTTGAACTGACACTGATGTATCCGCTAAAAATGATGCCAAATCCCGACGCTGCCATGCGCTTGATTGCCAACGGCTGCAAAGTAAAGTTTGGCAAGGATAAGCTAACTACATTTGCCAAAGTAGAAGGGCCCAACGATTTAGTAACCACTGCTGACGGAGAACGTATTCCACGCCTGGTAAAGAAAACAGTATGGTTGGTAAATTTAAGAATGCCCGTCAGCTTGATTGACGTAAGTGAAGACATAAGCGATGTTGATGACATTGACTACGACAGCGTTGAAAACGCATACAGCGAAGAATTAGACGGCGCAGAAGGCATGCAAGCAGAAGAAACTCCAGAAGAAGGTACAAATGATCAAACACAAGAAGTATCAGCTTAACGAAAGTTTACGTCCTGGTGATTTACGTGACGTAGTAGCACCTATGATCGAAATCGATCGCTATAAGCCAAAATTGGGCACAGAAAGCGATACTGTTGTATTGTGCTTTAAGTGCGATACTGTTGAAGCCGCAGTTGATTTGGGCGCATATTTAGAATGGTCAGCTGCTGGCATAGAAGACGTTGAAGTCAGCGATGCAGTTGACAAAGACGGTAAGTTTCATGTGTACTGCGAGATAATGCGGTTACCCGGTCTCAACGAAAAAATCATGAACATCATATCTGATGTTCAACATGCAACAGGTCCACAGGAATGGAAGTTTGTGGCCATGGATGGGCGCCGATCCAACTTGACATTGGGTGAATTAAATGCTACAATCATACAAGATCCAAAATTATACGATCTACCTCCAGAAAGTAGAGATTGGTATCTGAGAATGAAAAACTTAACAACTTATTAAACACCGTGGCTAAAGAAGAAAGTTTTATGATGAAGGGCCGTATCATCGAGGCCCTACCAAATGCGTTATTTAAGGTGAGTTTGGAATCGGGAATCGAAGTACTTGGATTCTTATCGGGAAAGATGAGGATGCACCGGATCACTATCATTCCTGGTGATGCAGTAGACATTGAAATGAGTCCGTATGATTTATCCAAGGGCCGTATCATGTTTAGACACAAAGGATAAGGCACAGCATGCAGATACTGAGCTGGTTACCTGACGTAGTATTTCACTTAATTTTAGTTTTAGGTGTGTTGACCATTGTAGCAGGTTTGGTATTGCAAATGGTGCCATTTATAAACCGATATTCATTGCCTATTCAGGTAGCAGGTGTTATCTTAACTGTTGTCGGCGCATGGTACGAAGGCAGCATTGCCAAAGATGCAGAGTGGAAGACTCGTGTTGCTGAATTAGAAATTAAAGTGGCACAAGCAGAAGCAAAGTCGCAAAAAGTCAACACAGAGATTGTGACCAAGGTTGTAACCAAAATACAAGTCATAAAAGACACTACAAATGCCAACACCAAATACATTACTGAATATGTCGCTAAAGATCTTGATGCTGACTGCAGGCTCACTAATGCTAGTGTCTTGCTCCACAACATTGCCAGTCAAGGTGAAGTTCCCGGAAGCACCAGCAATACTGTTGGAGGAACCTCCCAAGTTAAAGCAAGTGAACTCCTCGAAACAGTCACCGAAAACTACGGAACCTACTACCAAGTAGTGGAAAAGCTAAAGGGCTGGCAAGAATGGTATGCGGCCCAAAAGAAAATATTCGAAGAAACCAAATAACTTACTAACAGCGCAATGCTGTAATCATGGACTACTATAAAACTCTTGGCGTTGCACGGGGCGCTACCGAAGAAGAAATCAAAAAGGCTTATCGCAAACTTGCAATGACGCATCATCCCGATCGTGGCGGCAACGAAGAAGAATTTAAAAAAATCAAAGAAGCATATGAAAAGCTCACCAGTGGACCAACCAGAGAAGATCACAATCACGGACATGACTTTGGAGGGTTTCAAGACCTTCATGAAATGTTTAACATGGGTCGCCGCGGTGGCGGCCGTAACTGGAGCTTTGGTTCTGGATGGTCAGATGAACTACGAAACCCCGATGTCAGCATTAGTGTTCCGTGCTCGTTAGAAGAAGCTCACGCTGGCTTTACTAAAGAAGTAGAATTTACACTACCGTCAGGTCAGGTTAGGCGCATGTCAGTGACATTCCCGCCAGGCACCACCAAAGACATTAAGATTCGCTTTGCAGGTGAAGGTGGTGTTTTAATGCCAGGTAGTACCCCAGGTGATCTGTATGTCAAAGCCAATATTGAAAGCCATCCTGTATGGCGTGTAGACGGCGGGGACCTGTTTGCCGCATTAGAAATAACAGTGTGGCAAGCCATGTTTGGTACAACAGTAGAGTTTGATGATATCAGTGGAGCGACCATGCAAATCACGGTGCCACCAGGTACACAGTCTAGATCACAACTTCGACTCAAAGGCAAAGGTATGAACATACGAGGAGCCCCTTTGCGTGGTAATGCTTATTTGGAAGTAGTGGTTCGAATCCCTGCACTAGCCGAATCAGATAAAACCAAAACAATCATTGACTTGCAAGATAAAGTATAGTAAAATAACAGCATGCTAGAATTTGTACAAGAACCCCACCCTTTATTATCGGCCCAATTACCACCAGTTGATCCAGGTATCAACCTAGAAGCACTAAGCAAGGATATGTTCTTGCTGATGTGGAGCAATGGTGGTATTGGCCTGGCTGCACCGCAAGTAGGTATGGCTGTTCGTATGTTTGTTATGGGCCCACAATCAGGACCTAACTATGTTTGCATCAACCCAGAGATCGTCGAAGTGTCAGCCATTATGGAAACTGCCACGGAAGGATGCTTATCCTTCCCAAGTTTATGGTTAAATATCAAGAGACCAACCTGGGTACATGCACGTTATACAACACTAAGCGGCGAAACAGTAGAACAACGATTTGACGGATTGCTTGCAAGATGTTATATTCATGAACTGGAGCATTTGAATGGCATCACATTTACAAAGTACAGTTCAGAGTTGGGATTGAAACTGGCGCGAACTCGTCAGCAAAAGAAATTACGTAAAACTAAAGGGTAATATGAGTCAAGAAAACGAAAACAACGGTAAAATTAACGAGGTTATTGCTCGTGCTTTTCAAGAAGCCCTTAACCGCGAACATGAGTATGTAACGCTGGAACATATTTTGCGTGTTATGTTGGACGAAGAAGATATCCGCGATGTTCTAACAGAATTACAAGTCAATGTACACGACTTAAAAGACGAAATTGACAACTGGTTGCGCGAACAAGAAGACATTCGTGTCGAAGGTATCACCAAGCCACGCAAGACTGCAACTCTTGAGCGTTGCTTTAACCGTGCGTACACACAAGCTATCTTTACAGGCCGCGGGCACATGGAGCCACTGGACTTGCTTATCAGCATTTCTTCGGAAAAGAACAGCTATGCCAATTTCTTTCTGACCAAGAATGGCATTACAAAAGAAACTATTATTGCTTATGTTGGCAAATTGAAAGATGGTGCCAGCAAAGAAAGCAAAGTTGCTAAAAAGCGCGACGGTGAAAAGATTCTTGCCAAGTACACCACAAACTTGAACAAAGAAGCAGAAAAGCATGCAATTGATCCGCTAATTGGTCGCGAGAAGGAAGTGTTCCGTTTGGCACAAACGCTGACACGTAAAAAGAAAAACAATGCTATCATGGTTGGTGAGCCTGGCGTGGGTAAAACTGCCATCGTAGAAGGCCTTGCTGTGGCCATTGTTCGTAATGAAGTGCCTGAAGTACTCAAGAAGAAAGTTATCTATAGCTTGGAACTGGGCAAGCTGATGGCTGGTACTCGTTACCGTGGTGACTTTGAAGAACGCATGCAACATGTTCTTGAAGCACTGGAAGAACGTGATGACATTATCTTGTTCATTGACGAAATTCACATGATCATGGGTGCAGGCAACACCGGCGGTGGCAGCATGGACGTTGCCAACTTGCTGAAGCCTGCCCTGGAAAAAGGCAAGCTACGTTGTATTGGTAGCACCACCTACGAGGAGTTCCGTGAACACTTTGAAAAGGATCGTGCGTTGTTGCGCCGCTTTACAAAGGTTGACGTCAATGAGCCAAGCGTAGAAGAAACTAAAATCATGTTGCGCCGTGTTGCTCCTGTGTATGCCAAACATCACGGGTTGGCCATCAACGAAGAAGCAATTGATTTGGCAATTGACTTGTCAATGAAGTATATGTTGGATCGTAAGTTGCCCGACAAGGCAATCGACATCATTGATGCTTCTATGGCACGTATGCGAGTGTTAAACGCTGAAGTCAAAGAAATTACCAAAGACAATATTCGCCAAGAAATCAGCGACTTGACTCGTGTGCCAATTGAACAGCTTGGCGAGCAAAAAGGCGTTGCTGTCACTGAACTCGAAAGCCGTATGCGTACAAACGTGTTTGGTCAAGACGAAGCAATTGAACGCTTGATGAATATGGTGTACATTGCCAAATCCGGCTTGAAAGAAGTAAATCGTCCAATGGCTAACTTCTTGTTTGTTGGACCAACTGGTACTGGTAAAACAGAACTTGCTAACCAACTTGCCGAAGGTCTAGGCATGGAAATAATCCGCTTTGACATGAGCGAATACAAGGAGCCGCACAAGATTGCTTCGCTGATTGGTAGCCCGCCAGGTTACGTTGGTTACGGCGAAGGCAAAGCCGGCTCAGGTAAGTTGATCAATGAACTTGAACGTACTCCTAACTGTGTGTTGTTGTTTGATGAAATTGAAAAAGCGCACCCGGACGTTATCCAAGTATTGCTGGGCTTGATGGACAATGGTATTGTTACTGGATCCGACAACAAGCAAGTAAGTGCTCGTAATGCATTTGTTATCTTGACATCTAACTTGGGTGCTGCTGATAGCGAAAAACAAGTAATTGGTTTTGGTGATGGCTTTAACTCCAGTGCCAGCGACGAAGCTGTAAAACGTTTCTTCAGTCCAGAGTTCCGCAACCGTTTGGATGCAACCGTTAAGTTTAACCGCCTGCACAAAGATGTTATTCGACGTATTGCCGACAAGTTTATCAACCAGATTCGCGCACAACTTGCAGAACAGAATCAAACAATTACAGTTAACGACTCTGCATTGGACTACTTGGCTGCAAATGGTTATAGCGAAACAATGGGTGCTCGACCAATGAAGCGATTGATCAACGAAGAAATTCGATTACCAGTTGCTAAACGTATTATCAAGGATGGTTTGAATGTCCATGCTGTAACAAGCGATGGTACAAAACTAGTAATTTCATAATGAAAGAACATAGCACTCAAAAACTATTTTGGAAGAAGTGGCCTTACAAAGCAATCATTGGGATTTCTGCGGCGCGAAGTACATGGCACGGCGGGTACTCATTTAGCCACAGAAATAATAACGAACGTACTGAGGAATTTGCAAGGCTAAAGGAATGGTTTAAGAATCATTTGCCCGAAGCTGGTATCCGTTGCGAAACACATTTAAGTGCGTTTTTATCAACTGAAGAAGAATTTGCAGAAGTACTTGATGCGTGGGGTCATAAAGTGCTTGAAGTTTGGAAACCCAAATCTGAATCAGCCAAAGATTTGCTTGTTGAGCACGAGTTTGATGTTGTCCGTGACCGTCTTTGGTATGGCAAGTATTCAATTCGTGCAAGGATTCCATACAGTCATGAATTTAAAACTAATCATATTCCTGCCTTTAGAGAAGCAGTATTATCGTTGGGTGAAGGTAATTGGTACGCTGCTGGCCAATTGCTAGAAATTATCACTGCATCCAAAGCTGATCGTCACGGTTGGGGGCAACCCTTACACTTGTACCTTGCTAGTACAGAAGATGCGGCTATGCTACGACTACTGTGCGGCGACTACATAGAACGGTTTGAACGCATACGCAAACCATAAGTGCACTGCACAATAAAAGCCTCCCAAGCTAAATACTTCGGAGGCTTTCAAATGGCAAAAATATACGAAGAATTGATCGTAATCAAACTAAGCAAATTGCACAAGGAATCGCAGAGTGTAGGTACTCTTGTAGGCGATGACACTGTTGCTAACTTAGAAGCGATTGTACAACAACTTGTAGGTGAAGATGTAGTTGTTGAAGTAATCAAGGAGTAACAACATGAGTATGCGTAATACAAACATGTTAGTTGCCAATGGTCAACTTGACCAAGAGGGTCCAGCAACTCGCGCTGACGGCTACTATGGATTTGCAGATGGTATGCAAACTGTAGGCTTTTATTTAAAAAACTTTGTAGGTAGAATCTATGTAGATGCTACACTAAGTGACAATCCCGGCAGTAACGATTGGTTCCCGATTGCATTAGGTGCCGCGGATTTCGTTGACTTTGAAACAGCACAAACTGGTATTGAAACTTTCAACATTGTTGGCAATTTTGTGTATTTGCGAGCTAAGATTCGCAGAAGTCATGTAGGAAAACCAGTAAGCGATTTAGGCACTTGTGAACGAGTTGTGCTAAGTCTTTAAGGAAACATTATGGGTATCAGAGCAAGTTCAGGCGGGCAATTAGGCGGATCATCAAGCGGGTCAACGGGCAGCGTATTAACGCCCGAACAAGTCCAGGACATACTGTCAGAGGTAATTATTCCAGACACATCCGTACAAGGTTTAGCACTAACAGCAACTTATAACGATGCACTTGGCAAATTGGTATTGTCCTTGACAACTCCACCGTCGTCGCCAATTGCAAACGTTATCCCTGCCAGTATCGAAGTACAGAAGCTTGGTTCAAGTCTAGGATCCGTTGAAGGTATTAACCTTGTAGGTAGCGGTGTTGGTTTAATTTCTGTATCTGACAATATTGCTACAATTAACATCACAGGCGGTGATGGCACAGGTGGCGGTGGTGTTAGTATTGCTGGCGCAACTATTAACAGTAGCGGCAATTTAATTATTACACTAACAGACGGCACAGTTCTTAATACTGGACATGTTGTTGGTGCAGCCGGTGCAGCCGGTGC